AAATCACCACCTTGACAAGCACCAGTAACTTTAACAGAACCAATACCTACCGAAGCTACAACTGCGTGTTCTGGGATAGTTTGTTCTGTATCATCATTTGTTGTTTCTTCTACATATTGCTGCAGTACACCATAAACTCTTTTATCTCCAACGGAATCACTTACTTTAACTTTTGCGTGGTCTGCTTTGTGTTCTTCATCAATAGTAGATAAAACTGTTCCTATTGCAGTATCTGAGGCAATACCGCTTGAATCGTGTGTTCCACTAAATCCATTATAAGAAACTGTGTTACCACTTACGGATACACTACCTTCCAAGCTATTGCTTTCATAAAAGTCTATTAAATTTCCATCTCCATTTCTTCTATGCAAATAAAGAACAGAATTTGAAGTTCCAGCACTTCGTTCTACATAGATAAAAGAACTAGAATTGATTAAACATCCATCATTGTTAAAGGAATTTGAAGTTCGCCCAATCATAGTATTTCCAGAGGAATCAATACGCATTCTTTCAGTATTTGTATTACCTGTTGCAGTAGCAAATATTAATTGTCCATCGCAAGCATTAGTGCCTGCTGTAGTTGCAACAGAAACACTTCCTGCAATTCGTATATCTCCATCAGTATCGTGTCCACCAAAATACTGCACTATATCGGTAGTAGAATCAGCATAAAAGTTAAATCTTGCTGATGTGTTTTTGAATGTAAATGTTCCATCAGATGCAATACGCATTCTTTCAGTAGAACTGCCATTCAATGTAGTATGAAATTCTAATCTACCATCAGCTTCTGTGTTTGAAGTATAAACATCATCTTTAGCAGCTCTGATAATAGCAGCGTTTCTAAAGTTACCATCATTCTTTTTAAATCCAAGAACTATGTCCATTGTACCGTTAACAGTATTATCATAGTTGTCTTGCATAAATGCTACTGAACCATTGTTATCACCATCCACTACTTGAAATGTATATGCAGGACTAGTAATACCCACACCTACGTTGCCACCAGATGTAATACGCATTCTTTCAGATGGATTAAAATCGGCATCAGCAGTTCCAGAAGCATCAGTAAAGAACCTTATTGTTCCTGCTCTTTGTTGTATCATTGATGCTTCATCTGTATAATGCCTTGCGTATCCATACGTTCCAGTACCATCATAATACAAATTGTTTGTCCAAAATACATTTCTATCTGCACCATCAGCAGTTTCACAAGCATATTGTGAGCTATGTCCAACACTTAAAACATCAAATCCACTTCCCCAATGTGGAATAGAAGTTACACCAACACCAAGTCTTGCATCGCCAGTAGATACAAATACATCACCTGCAAAAGTAGCATCTAAACCTTCTCCTATTTGAACTACATCACTACTATCAATTTTAATTAATTCTTTAGCGCTTGCACCTGTAGTATAGCCAATAAGTGCTTTGTTATTTCCTTTGAGATATATATTGCCATATATAAAATCAATAACCGATGCTGAAGCGTTACCTGTAAACAATGAAAGAGAGTCATCGCCAAACGAAAGAAAAGTATCAGTATCTCCAGAGTGTACAATTTTTTGTGGTATTGTTAAATCTCCACCAATGGTTAATGTACTTGCCATATTTACAGCACCGTTGACATCAAGAGTAGTTGAAGGGCTTGCAGTTCCGATTCCCACTCTATTATTATCACCCTCTACTACAAGAGTTGTTCCGTCTACTATAAAGTCGTCAGCAGCTCCACTACCTAAAGTTATTGTAGCTCTTTGCTGTGATAAAGATAATGATGTTGAAGTTCCAGCTCCATCTGTTACTGCTTCAACTGTGTCAGCACCAACAGCTCCTGTTACAGATAGTAAGCCTGTATAAGTTGATGCAATCGTATTTCCTGTTAAAGTTGCCATAATTTTTTATCCTGTATGTTCTTCCCACTTAACATTGTCTTCTTCGTAATTAAGTTGAGTGATATTCCAAATAACATCATATATTGATTTTAAAAAGTTTAAGCCTGTTCTTTTCCAACCTAAAGGCATACTATGCTTTCAATGCTACAATATTGGTAGCTGTTGTATTAGTAGCATTTACAACGGTAGCTCTTACTGGTAAAACTTGACCGCTAGCTAAGTTTTTAAACACTATATTAGCACCGCTTGTTGCACAATCTAAACTAACATCTCCACCAACGCCTATATAAAATGCTTCATATGTAGCATTTAATACATGGTCTGAACCTCCATGTACCGCAGTTACTGCTAAAGCTGTACCGTATAACATTTTTTCTAAAGCTGCTTGAGTTGATTCCGTTGCAACTTCTATTTCAGCTAAATCAACATTTGCTGCCGTTGATAAGACTTCTAAAGCAGCTATGTCGGTTTTTATCGCATTTGTGTCAGCGTCAATTCCTGTTAGCAATACTTCATTGGCCGCATGGTCTACATTTGCAGCTGTCAATAAAATTTCTATTGCCGCCATGTCAGTTTTTATAGCATCAGTATCTGCATCTATAGTAGTAAGTAGAGCTTCGTTTGCTGCGTGGTCTACGTTAGCCGCAGTTAACAATACTTCAATAGCTGCTGCATCAGTTTCAATAGCTGTTAGTGTGGTTTCTAATGTATCTAGTTTAGTATTACTAGATGTGATTAAAGTTTCTACTCCGTCTACGTGTCCAATAATAGTAGCTTGATTTGCTGCTGTTGCTCCACCAGAAGGTAAAGCAGATGATACTATGTCTACTTGCGTATGTCCAGCTGCATCAACTAGAGGAACGGTACTTGTACCAGACCCATCGGCTGCTGTATTAGCGTATATAGTTACACTGTCATTAGCTTTATCTAAAGCAACGTCTATAGCAACATCGCCACCTTCAGTAGTTAAAGTTACGTTATCTATATCTACATTTAACGCATCTTCACCTGAGTTTAAAACTTTATTTAAAACTTCATTGGTTTGATATTTTCTTACATCTGCCATATTAAATCCTTTTACGTAAAGTCAGCCATCAAGACTCTTCTTGGGCCACCTGTTTTGTCTCGTTTTTGCATACCGTTTCTTTTAACTGACTCATTGTATTTGCCTTCATGTATATTTGCTAAATTTAAACTTACACTAGCAGCATTTCCATCACTTGTCGTACCCGCTTTGTCTTGATATAATCTAGCTTTTACATAATCTACAATGGCACTATGAAATACATTATCCACATCGGGTATATCCGTAATTGCAGATACTGCATTTGGCTCTGCGTAGTAATGAAGTAGCAATCCGTTTGTTACTGCTTCGTTAATAGGTTTATACTGCCCGTACTTACTATGATACGAACCTTCCGTATTTCCTTTTAAAGTAACTAGGCCTAAATGATTCCCTTTAATAAACCATGCTATATAATCTTCAGGGTAATTGTATGTGCTTGCCATTAGTCTATATCCATTGTTGGTATTTCGTTTTCTAAAAGTCTTGGTATCTTTACATAGACTCCTTTGGAATCCATAAAATCAACCCTAAACACTTTGTTTATTTCTACACCAGAATTAGTATCACTTAGTGTATACCATTGCTGGTCTGCTACCGTAGATGTTTTAGCGTATTCTACTTTCGTATTATACTTTCCCATTTCTACAATAGCTTCATTAATCAAATTCATAATATACGCTTCAGGGGCGTTTGGAAAAGCTTGTCTTACTCTTGATATAATTTTTTTAACAGTTAATGAATGTACAGCCATTAATCAGAATCCTTTCCAAGCAATCCTATTTGCTCATAGTTCTTTGTTTCATCTTCCCAATTACTGTCTATTGTTTTCCATGAACCAAGTAAATTAAAACTAGGTGCTGTATTTAAAGAAACAAGCGTAGAGCTTGGGTTAGTATTCAAAGCAACTAGAGTAGATGATGGTGATGTGTTCAAAGCTACTAGAGTAGAACTGGGAGAAGTGTTAAGCGAAACCAATGTCATGCTAGGGCTTGTGTTTAATGTTACGTTAGTAAATGCCATTATCCAGCCCTCATAACTTGTATGCCCTTATCGTAATCAGCTTGCAGCTTACTTTGTTGAGCCACTGTATGTTGAAATTTTTGTGAATTGTTTGCAACATTTTGAGAATATGTTTGAACTTCGCTATTTACTTGTGCTGTATATTTATTTAATTCTGCTAAAAACTTTTGCACTAAATCATCATTATTTTGTATAGCTGCTTGCAAGGTTTGTGCAGACTCTTGTTGTGCATCTGAACCATCTAATTGAGCTTGTCTTAATGCTTTTTGTAGGTCGCTATTATGTTTTGCCAACTCTGCTTGTACATTAGCTTGATACCTAGCGTTTTCTTTATTGTACTCATTCAATTCATTTTGTATATCTAATTGATACGCACGTAATAATTCTTGTTGTTTTTGAAGAGATATACTAGCCATCTCAACGTCTTCACTGTTGATAAAATCATCAAATCCTAAGTTTGCTTCTGTGCCAGCCGAACTATCAGAGCTCGATAAAGTTCCAAAATCAACAGAGCTTGATGGTTTTGTATATGCTGGAACGTCTCCACTAATATCTGCTTTGCTTACAGAAGCTACTGTTATAGGAGAAACACTACCACCAGATAAAGTCGCTAAACTTGGGGCGCTAGGTGCTGATGCTGAAATGCTAAAATCTGCTTCTACTAATCCAGAAAGGTTTTGCTGTAATGCTTTTATTGCAGCATATAAAGTAACTAAGTATTCATACTCATCTGGAAAGTTTGTAATAGTAGATATACCATCAGCATTTAAAGGAGACCCTTGATTGTAAACTGGTACTCCAACCATTTTAATAGTTCCGCTATTAGGAAAAACATTTATTTTCCCATCTTGTATATAATAAGCTGGGTCTGATGCAGTAGCAAATTCCATGTCAGAAGAGTCTTGAACCCTACCTCTTTTGTATGCTGGAACACGTCTACAAGGCTGGTCATCTAAAAGAACGTAAAGTATTTTATGAGTTTCAGATGAAGTGCTACCATCAGAAACTGAGACTTCATCCGCTACTCTTTCCATTACAGAGCGAGGCATAGCATTGATAACCTCATTAGCTCCCTCTGTAATAAAAGAATCTAAAGCAGTCTC